CTAGAACCGCCCGTAATTATTACTTGCCATCCAGCGTTTGATGATATGCTTCCTGTATCTATTAAGGAGTATAATTCGTTTGTATCTTTTTGAAATACTAATAATCCTTCATATGCATTATAAATAGGAATACCAAATCTTGAAGCAGAATCTGCTACGACTGTTCTCGAGTCTATAGGTTCCGTTGTGGATGGATTAAATCCTTGTATTGTATTTATAGCCATTTTATGATGTTCTTAGTTCGTATAAAATTGTTGTTGCTGAAATATTATTTGATCTATACACTTTATAATTTCCAATCGTTGTTGCCGTAAATACTCCCAAGTCATTTGAATTTGAGTTATTTACATTTAAAATTCCAGTTAACGAATATGAAGAATCAACAACTATATATATATATTGGCCAGAAGTAATAATAGTAAATTGATACGTATGAGGATTGGTCGTACCTTTAACTATTATTCCAATTGCGCCACCTAATGTAGTATCCCATGTAGCTAAATTTTCTAATTCTGTAGATGTAAATGCTGTTGCCGTAGATACTCCATATCTTACACTTCTAATCTTATTATAAGTAGTAGTTGTAGTAGTTGTAGTTGTAGTATCAGGAATATTATCACCAGATGGAGATGCGTAGTTTGCAGTTGCCGTTAAACTGATTGCAGTAGAACCTGTTGCAGAACCTGTTACTAAATATGGTGATGTTACATTTGTTGTTAAACTTGTCAAATTCCAATTATTAGAAGGATTTGCCGAAGATGATGTAAACGAAATACTACCCGTTGCACCTTGTTCAATTTGATTTAATACTCCACCAAATCCCAATTGAATTGTTGGTGTTGGAGTTAATGTAGGTGACGCAGGATTTGTTTTAGATACTGTTCCTGTTGTTGTAGTTGATGTTTTGTATAAACTGCTATCTAATGGAGAACTTGCCGTATATTCTAATCTATATGTTTGAGAACCCGATGTTGTTGCACTATATGTTAAAGATGTTCCACTACCAACTTGTGCTAATAGAGCTGATCCTGTATATAAAGATGCACTTACTAATGTATATTCCTGATTATTCCATGTTCCGTTAACTAAATATGCATCGTTTACATTATTAAATCTATCAGTTGCAAATCCACTTAAAGATGCTGCTACTGATGTTGGTGATGCTGGCGTTCCAAATATAAATTTAAGTCTTCCGTTAACAAATGTTACAGCTACGCTATTATCGTAATCAGCTACTTCAATTTCGGTTAGTGGACTATTGCTAGCAGATATATATGTAACTCCTGCGCCAAATCCACTAGCAGCTGCTGATTGCGATATAAACGTTGGATTAATATATGATGCCGTTTGTGCGTTTAACGCAAAAGAAGCTGTTAATGCATACGAAGAAGATATATTAAATAAAGATCCGGTTTGTAATTGTCCTGGTTTAAATTGTCTTGCCATTATGCCCACCTCCCATTTACAATTATTGTATCTGTAGCCTCTATTGTGTATCCTAATATCGATGTATCAAATACAATTGATTGTGTTGTTAAAGTTGGTGTCCATGCATATACTGCTTTATCAATATATTGTCCGTTAACATAAACATTGAATTCATTTTTAGTTGCTGTGACGCCTGTTACAGGATTTAATCCTGCTGCATATGGTACAGTTACTGTAGTTGTATTTGACCATGTTGCTTGTTTATCTGATAATTCTGTTAAATATAATAATACTGCAGAATCAATTGTAGTAGAGCTTCCTCCACCACTAACAATAACAGTGCCGCCGCTATTAATAATATTTCGTGCTTGAAGCACTTGTGCTGGTACAGTTGTAGTACTAAATAAATCTGATTCAATATCAATCACTTGTTCAAATGTTAATTTTTTAATTGAATACATTTTCTTTAAAGTTGAACGTCGTGCTTCTTGTTCTGATAATAAAGTTCCTAATACAGTTAATGGAATAGTTGCTCGAACCAATCTATCTTCTCCAATTGTATTAACTGTTTCAAAACTTATGCTTCCAATTGTAGTAGTAAAACGATTTTGTTCATTTCCCCAAGCAAATCGACCATACGGTAAAATTTGATCGACCAATGAATTCATTTGTGTTGTAAAATCACACCACAACATCATATCATATTCAATTGTTACATATTTAGGAATATCTACAACATAAACTTTGATAGATTCAACTGGTTGATTGGTTGGTATTGGAAATAAATCATCTTCATACCGATTGCGCTCATTGTATTTTGTTTGATAGATCCGCACGTTTTCAGACTGAGGTCGATTCACATCCAATGACTTAACTGAGTCTCGTTCTGAAACACTGTTTCGTTTCAACATGATCATTGGAGACTGAATCATTCCTTTTTCATCTCGCATATAACCTAAACGACGTACATTATCCCATTTCTCTCCTGCAGCAAATATTACCGGTACTGGAATTGTTTGATTGTTGGTTTCTAGTTGTGGTTGTATTTCATTTTCTATAAACCACTTAATTGCATGATCAATATCATATGTTGTACGTTTTGGTGTACGAATTATATCATCGTCGCGACGCAATTGTTCTGCCCGATTTAAAATTGAATCGTTAGATACACCTTCCGTTTGTTTTGGATTAGGTTTATTGGTTTTACGATCAATATCCTGTCTATTCAATCTAGGCATTAATATCCTTTATATGCCAACGAATTATTATTTCCGCCTCGTCGTATATCTTTAATTCCTTGCGGCGTTTGTTTTGTTGCATGAGCTTCACATAATACAGAAACACTGTAGCCATGTTGTGATCCGTTCGGCCATGTTTCTGGGTTTTTTCCTGCAAAGTATTGATTTGCATCAATGTTATCTAATTCATAATATTCATTATCCCAAAATACAATGTCTCCAACTTCAGGAAAAAATGAAGCTCGTTCTAAAATATCTCGTGATATTGCAAATTGTGCTGTTCTTGTATATGAATGACCAAAATCATCCATGTTTGCTGTTTTTGTTTCTTTGGTAATTAAACATGGAATCAAAATAGAATCATTGAATGCTTTTGATTCTGATTCGCCATATATATTTGAATTGCTGGATTCTACTATTAATTTAAAAAACTCAATTTCAGTATCAATAATTGTATTAAGCAATTCCGAATTAACTGCAGCTAAAAATCGAGCATCTCTAATTCCTCCAAATAGTGCCATAAGTGTTCTCCGTTATCCAACATAAATTTTTAATGGAACTTTTGCAAGAATTTCATTCATTTGAGTTGCTTCTGTATTTTGTCTTGTTAGCATTTGCTCTTTGGTCATTTTATCTAAAAATTCTCGTAGTTGAGTTATTAATTCACCTTTTTCAGTTTGACCTTGTGATATTAATTCTGAGCCGTTTAATGTTATTTCTGAGTTAGGAATAGGAATTGAACTATATTTTCCACGTACGAATCCTAACATTTCTTTTGCTAATGCTGATCCGTATTTTATAATCCACGCACGCCCCATATCATTAATGCTACTGTATGTTTGATATGTATATGGTATATTTGATGCGTCACTTACTGCCCCTTTTATAAGAGCTGTATTGCCGAATAAAAGTGCATCATTGTTTTTATCTTCTTCAAATAAAAATTCAAACCATACAGATCCGTAAAATATTGTTGACGATGCTGAACCTGTTCCTGATGTCGGTACTGGCCAAAATTTGATATCATCGCCATGTACTTCAAAAGTGTAGTGTGACTTACGTATTTGGTCATTAAATTCAATTGCCTGTAATCTCAATAAATCTGCATGTATTGGCATCATCATGAAACTAATTGATGGAGACATTCCTCCAAATCCAAATGAATCAAGTAAATTTTGAGATCCTAATCCAGTTCCAACAAATGGGTCAAAATATCTAACAATTGCTGGCGGTGGATTATGAAGTACTCGTTTAATTTCAATTGAACTAGTATTTGTTAAATTAATTCCTAAAGATTTAGATACTGCGGTTCGAATACTATATGTTTGTTGACCCGGAATCATATCTACTTTAGCTTTATACCACTTTGCTGTTCCTCCCGAATCAGCTTCTGTGCCATATGCTTTTGATAGTTTTGATATGTATCCAAATGAATTACCTATTTGTTGTCCTGTGAAGCTCGAACCTGACATGAATCCAGATCCTGTTTGAATACCCAATGTATTCATCAAATTATTAACAATATTAACTTGATTAACTTGATTTGAATATTCCATTACAGATGCTTCAAATGCTGTATAGAAGTTTATATCTAAAAGTTCAATATCCATGATCGGATATCCAATATGTTGAGCAGCATATTTTGCAAAACTATCTGCATGTTTTTGGAACATGGAATCAGTATCAAAAAATCCAAAAGGCGTAGATCCTGTTGTGAAAGATGAACTTCCGGGCCATATTGGTTTATTTGTGCTGTAATCCATTATTTGTTCCTTTTATATAAATATCGTTGTTAATCATTTAAACGAGATAAAATATCATGTAAAGCTTCATGCCGATGATTATCCAATAAAACAATTTCATTGACCCATATTGAATCTCGTAGTTTTGGAACTTCGTGAGTTGCAGAATCATTTTTAAATTTTAAATCTACTTGATATTTGTCGCCACATAAAATCATGATACTGTCTTTACCTAATCTAGATAATACCATTTTTAATTGTTCTTTTGTCAAGTTTTGAAACTCATCTACTATACAAACAGCATTATCAAATGTTCTTCCTCGAAAGTGTGCTAATGAAACTAGTTCAATGTTTTCTTCCTTTTCCATTTTTTCTAGTAATTCTGGTTTATTGTAAACTTTACGCATATTACTACGAATTGGAACTAACCATGGTTCCATCTTTTCATTAAGTGATCCTGGCAAAAATCCATTATCTTCATTTGACACTGTAGGTCTTGTTATTATAATTTTATTGACTCGTCGTTTAAAAAACATGTCTAATGCTATTTGAACTGCTAACAATGTTTTACCTGAACCAGCTGCGCCTAAAATAAAATTAAAAGGTGTTTTAATAATTTTTGCTTTTGCTAATTTTTGCTCTTCAGATAATGTAATTGAAAATTTAATTTCAGTTTTTGGTGGAGTTTTTTCCTTGTTTAGTGTAGCCATAATTTAATTTAATTAAGATAATTTTGTAAGTGTAGATTCTTGCAAAGTTATGTCTTTACATGTTTCAATTTTTCCTAGGGCCATTTGTCGAATTGCTTTAAATGTTTCACGGGCTGGATAAGGAGTCATAACTTTGATTGTAATTAATTCTTTATTTTTTCCTAGATCCTGTTCAATATGTACCATAAGTACTAAACGGATTGCTCGGATTCGATCTAGAACATCAACCAAACGTCCATCATAACGAATGATAGCTTGCATTGAATATTTATTTCTTGGAACTGCCATATATATTTTTCCTTTATTATAAATATTTGTACAGTAAAAAAGGGATGACCGAAGCCACCCCTTTTCATTTCTTTAATTATTTAACTAGTAATTAATTTAATTAACTAACTATTAAAGCGTATTCAAACCATGAACATATACTTTTCCGTAGAATTCTGGACGAACTACTTTCTTCGCGTAACGTGTCATAACACCTTTACGTGGAGTGAAGTTAACTGGATCGTATACAAGCGGAGTCATAATTAATGGAATATATGGACTAAATACAGCACCTGTTTCTAGGAACTGAGTACCACGGAATCCCATAAGGATTACATTCTCTAACATGTATGGATTTTTGTAAACTGTGTATCTGTTATTGATTGCACCAATTTTTTGAACACCGGCCGCAAATTCCATCTTAGTTCCATCAGTATCAGCAGCAAATCCCGGGATAGACTCAAGGATAGTTGCAACTGCAGGAGATGTTACAAGGAAGTTAGCACCACCTCTCAAAGTTTTTTGGTGAATCTTGTTACTTACTTTTTGAAGTTTAGTACCAAGTGTTTGGAACCATCCTCCTTGAGTATTGTAGAATCCATCACCTAAACCTGTAGCTGAAACAGCACCAGCTGCTACTTGTTCAAATGCGGTACCATTCCAAATTGTGTTATTTCTTGCTGACCAAT